CTATCGTGGAGTTGTATCGTATTCATGGCATTCGTACTAGAGTTCTCTCTGCCTCGATAAGATCTGTTCAGAGAGTTGTAAGGTCGTTCTACAACGGAGCTGATGTGGTTACCCTACCACCTACTATCTTTGATCAAATGTACGATCACATCCTGACTGATAAAGGTCTGGAGATTTTTGATAAAGACGCCGCTGAAATCAAACATGTATAAAGTTTATTCAGGGAGACCTGAACAACTTGAAGAGGGAACAGAACCCTTCTTAGAAGCATCTTTTTACAAGGAAGAGGAAGCCATAAGTTATGTTGATACATGGATGGCTTTCTATCCTAAGATGGATGTGTTATTCTGGTATGAGAAGAGGACTTAGTATGATTGGAAAACTTGATCCTGATGAAAGGGTTCTGGAAGAACCTGATTACTCTCCTTGGAAGGAGGGTGGTATCATGGACATGGTACAGGAACAAATCAAAAAACTAGGATGGGAGACTGGTGATGAGATCTCAGTTGAACTGGGTGGAACACAGGTCTCTGGTATTGATGTAGGTGAAGTCTACAACAAGAAGTGGCAATCACCTAAGGGTACTCGTAAGTACAACAAAGATTGTTTTATTATCATCAAGAATCAGAGTCGTCGTGACCTATCCAAGTCACAACCCATGGAGGAATTCAAACCTCATCACTCTCTAAATAATTCCGATACAGTAGAGACTGAAGATGACATTTCTGGAATTCATGCAGGAGTCATCCCTGAATCGAATCCGTCAGAAGGATAAGAAGGGTGGGATGGCCATCATGTCTGCTCAACGTGGTGATAAGACCAAAAAGCAGAATGCGGCTAGATCCAGACAACTAGACAAAGACATTCGTGGTGCCGGTCTTCCTGGTGCCACTAAGGTGTCTGGTCGTTACACTGAGAACCCTGGCACTAAAGATGAGAAGAAGGTGGGTGAGAGATCCCATGTTGTATCATCTGGTAAGAAGGGTAAAAGAAAGTTTAAGAAAGCTATAACAAAACTTGGTAAGAAGTATAATCAGGATAGTGTTCTTATCAAGAAGAAACCAAAGTCAGATGCAGCACTGGTCGGCACCAACAAGTCATGGCCCGGAGAAGGTGTTAGAGTAAAGACAGGTAAAATGAAACCAGGAAAGACCGGTGAGTTCGACACCAAAATTAAGAACAAAACTTTCACTTATGAGTAAGCGACTTATGTCACACTTCCCTTTTAATCATGTTGTACTTGAAGACCGTAAAGAGGTCTGGATCAAGGGAGGTTACCCTGGATGTATGGGTGTTCCCGCATTGATGGAGAGATTCTATCCTGGGTACACTGCCAAACTAGCCAGAAATGAATTCATCGAGAAACTTAAAAAAGACTATACACTCAGAGACACACTAGATGCCTGACAACCCTCATAGTATCTACCCCCAGCTTCTTAGAGAGGTTGGGGGTGGTTTAATATCTTGTTTCATTATCGTTATTCCTTTCCTTATTCTATTATGATTTTCACCGTATTTTCTAAGGATGGTTGTCCTTATTGTGTCAAAGTCGCACAGCTGTTAAAGTTGGCAGAAGTGAAACATGTCATATATAAACTCGATGAGGACTACACACGCCAAGAGTTCTATAAAACCTTTGGTCATGGCTCTACTTTCCCACAGGTCAGAGTCTGTACTGAAACGGAAGACTGGAAAGATATTGGTGGGTGCTCTGAAACAGTAACCTATCTAAAGGAAAACAATTTGGTATAATGGAGAACACATGGGAACTACTCGCCCTCGTTGAACAAACCATCGATGGTGCATTCCAAGGCAAACAGTTACTCAACATGTATGAGTATCTTAAGTCTACCAAAGCTACGAAGAAGGATGCTACAGAGTTCATTGAGAGTTCTGTTGCTAAAGAGATACAATTACTTGTGATGGATCTTGAGGATTATCTTGAGGGTGGTGACGATGATCAACACAAACAATTGAGAGAAGGGTATGGTCATCTGGGTAAACCAGAGGCTAGAAAAATAAAGAACTATCTTCTCTCTTTACTAGAGGATGCATGGAAGTATGAGCAAGAAAAAAGACCAGGAAGAAGGAGGAAAACTTCTAAATAAGTTATCATCAGAAGAGGCTACGATTGATCGTGGCTTCGAGTTGATGATCAGAAATAAAAAAAGGAGGGAGGACAAACCAACTTACAGACTCAGATTTGGTAACGTCATGTCCCTCTTCAATAGAGAGTGGCGATTGACCTTTGATTTCACCTTTGATATAAAGAAGAAGCCCTAGGAGGAAACCATGCTTGCAGTTACACTCACATTCTCCACACTATTCTGTGTGATGTTTCTGATACTAGGAAGCGTAGTTGGTTGGTTAGCCAAAGACTATGTACTACAAAGAGACTCTAAGTTTGTTCCTATGCACCCCGAGATGTTTGATGAGAACGGAAATGTCATTCCTGATAACATCTTTGCAGTAAGGTTTGACAATGAACCTGAAGCTGGTTGGGGTGAGACACCACAAGAAGAGGATTAAATCACCCCAATAAATACGATATACTGAACTGATAGAAGAAATTACTATGGCTACATCTACAAAACTTCCACCTAACGCATTTGTTCATGAGATCCTTGGATATGTCTCTAAACAGAGATCTGTTGCCAAGAAAGTGGAAGCATTGAAAGAGTATCGTAATGATGCCTTGACCGCTATTCTAATCTGGAACTTTGATGACACTGTGATCAGTGTACTACCTGAAGGTGAGGTTCCCTTTAACAAGAATGAAGTTCCTGTAGGGACTGACCACACCTCTCTGAGGAAGGAATGGAAGAACCTCTACCACTTTGTTAAGGGTGGTAATGATCGTCTCTCCAAGACCCGTAGAGAGACCATGTTCATTCAGATGTTGGAAGGTCTCCACCCTGAAGAGGCAGAGATCATCTGTCTGGTGAAGGACAAACAGCTTGGGACAAAGTTTAAACTGACCAAGGAACAAGTATCGAAGGCCTTTCCTGACATACAGTGGGGTGGTAGAAGTTGATCGCTATGAGAATCCTCCACGAAAACTGTGACCTGGAAAAGGTGAACAACACCTCTCTCCCCAATAATGCATATATCGTTACCTATTTGTTGGAGGGTAGTGAAACCTATGACATTGCAATGGCAGCGAAACAGGTAGAAATCTTTGATGACTACTATGATAAGTACAAGAAAGATCTTATCTGTATTCATCAATCAAAAGGAACAATTAGTCCAAAACTTTGGAAAGGGATTACGGAGAAGAAAGATGGCTGAGGGGTTTCATCGTAAAAAGGGTAATGAGTGGATTCAAAAAGTAGATATCGAGTTACCCACAGAGGATATCGACAATCTTATTAGGAAGTATAAGAAGATCAAGAAGTATCAGAAGTCCAACCTCTTTACTATCAAGACACTGGACGGAACTGAAACTCTTGTATCTAAGATGATTGAAGAGGCCAAAGAGGAAGGGTTCTAGTGACACCAAAGGTTGAATACTTCACAGAGACATCTAGTGGTGATTATGATAAACACCACTACAAAGTTGTGAGTAGTGGTGGACAGTCAGTGATTGTTCAGGACTATGAGTCAGTGAGATCAATCTGGTTTCAGAGTCCCTTCATGTCATATGTGGAAGTGTTAGACATCAAGAAAAGAGGTGAAGGGTTTTGAGTATACCTTTAGAACACTATGAGTATGGACAGAGACCTCGATCTCCAGAGTACATCTTGATGTTGATCTCTGAAATGGAAGGAACATGGCAACACCTCAAATACATGGGATTCGTTGAGGATGCAAAGATCATTGAGGAAATGAGGAAACCCTACTATAAGTTATACTTTCAAACTATTAAAAATAAATAATACACCAGTGGTAGTGTTTATGCTTTCTACTCAGTACCGGCTTCGGCTGGAGTTCATCTGTAAATGTATTGCAAACAACGAAGAAGTAAAACTGGAGGATATGATATGGGCACAGAAGTTAGCTAAGGCCAACACAACAGCCATGGAGATGTTGAAGAAGGCAAGGATGCAATCTAAACCAGTACAAGAGGGTGGTTTAGATGATTTTATGAATCAGATGGGGATAGGTAACCCCGACCCGTCTGAGTATAGTAAGGGGTTCCAGAACACAGACGAAATCGCTGAGTGGTTTCACCAAGAAAGACCTGACGATTGGAGACAGCGCGACTAATGGATGCAGTAATCTACAGTAACGGAAACCAAGAGTGTGAAAGAGCTATGTCTTTCCTTGACTCTCAAGGTATCTCCTATACTATCTACGAGTTAGGTAAAGACTTTACTGACAAACAATTCACCACTGAGTTTGGTGTGGTAGAATATCCACAGGTCAATATCGGATACACCCATGTCGGTGGTCTGAAAGAGACACTAACATATGTTACAAGGTCTGTTTTGGTCTCTTGACATATATAATATAACGGGATATAATTATCCTATCGTTCATCAGAGGTTACTCTGACGCAAGTAAGTTGACTCGGAACGGAACGTTCATCCTATGAAACACCTACTGTTATTGATTCCTCTTTTGTTATTCCCCTCTGTGGGACTGGCAGAAGACTCTTCCTATCATATCCTCAGCTGTGAGGACTTTGAGTGGATTGATGAGGGACTGCAGGCTGGTGATCTTGACGAGAGTATCAAGGCGGATATCCGCAGTGAACTCATTTTGGCTACTGACCCAGTGTGTTTTGAGTAGGACGCAAAAGCCAACTAAAGGAACGGACTAATCATCCAACTACTTTAGGAGACAACAAATGAACACACTTCAAATGATCAAGACGCAGATCAAAAAAGCATCTGCTCTTCACGACGCACAAATCTCTCACACCGCCTATCGTGGTATTGAGTATCAGGTTTGTAAGTTTCAACCTTCTGAAACTGAAAAAACCTATTGTTATCGTGGTCGTACTTATACTAAGTGATGTCCTTGTGGTATAATCAAGGGAGGTATATCCTCCCTTTTTTTTATGGAAAAAGAAAAGCTTAAATTGATTGTAAGGAACTTAAGAATGTTGGTTGATGCACTTGAATCAGAGGTGTATTCTGACGTAGAATCTTATACGAAATCGGAACAGGGTCTCCCACCACTTGCAGATTATGATGAGGTTTTTGAAGATGACGACGAGTGATTGGAGATATGATGAAGAGAGATTGAAACTCAGGGAGTCTTGTCTCTTAATATTACTAAATAAATATGGTGGAACTAGGATTGAAGAAGCCTCCTATTCCACAAAAGATATTTACGAATGTGTCGATACCTGGGTTAGCCAAGGACATCAGATCCCCCACGGTATTGATTCTTACTTTAAGACTTACTTTTCCAATTCTAGTTGATGTATCATCTTAATAATTACGAACAGGCTCTAAGAAACTTTGGTATCCAAGTTGAATTTATCTGTGCTATGGAAATGGCTGGTAAACTTACCCCAGAGGAAGCACACCAGCGCGTCAAGGCTGAATACAAACAGCTCAAACAAGTTAGAAAGTCCAACAACTAGAACTTGTAGTAAGTGTCATTCTGAATATCCATTAGACTTAGATCACTTCCAATACGTGAAGAGTTTTAAGTATAATTATTCATACTATTGTAACGACTGTGATTTGAATGGAAAGAAACCCAATGGATCAAGAAATGAAACCCGGATGTAAACTGGTATCAGTTACACCTGATGCCGAACAACACATCGCATACTGTGCGAGGGTGAGTAATCCAGCGAACCAGGACAATGAAAAGTTCTCTGGACTTCTTAAGTATTGCATCAAGCATCAACACTGGAGTATCTTTGAACAGGCGTTCATGACTCTAGAGATTACAACCAATAGAGGTATCGCGGCACAGATCCTGCGACACCGTTCATTCACATTTCAAGAGTTCTCTCAGAGATATGCCCCCACATCCTTCCTCGGTGAGATTGAACTTCCTGAACTGAGACGACAGGATGAGAAGAACAGACAGAATAGTATTGATGACCTTGACCCTGAGATTGTAGACAAACTCAATCGTCAGATGATCACACTGTTCAGTTCTGCCAACAACCTGTACAAACAGATGTTGGACGCTGGAGTGGCAAAGGAGTGTGCTCGCTTTGTACTTCCTCTGGCCACACCAACCAAACTGTACATGACAGGATCTGTTCGCAGTTGGCTGCACTACATTGAACTGAGGTCTGCACACGGAACTCAGAAGGAACACATGGACATCGCCAACTCAGCAAAGGAGATCTTTGTTGAACAGTTCCCATCTATCGCTGAAGCGATGGACTGGTAATAAATATACACACTCAGGAGGAATCATGGCTCAATATGATGTAATCAACACGACTACAGGTGAAACTAAAGTAATTGAAGTGAGTGTTCATGAGATCACTCAGTGGTATGAGGACAACCCAGAATGGAAGAGGGATTGGTCCCAAGGTGCAGCTACATCAGTCGGTATGGTTGGTGAAGTCTATGACAAACTGAAGAAGACACACCCTGGTTGGAATGATGTCCTTCACAAGGCATCCAAAGCTCCTAAGTCACAAGTAAAACCTATCTAATTTTATGCCAAGAAAGAGTAAGTCAGGTATCGGAACTAACCCTGTGCCCTTTGGCACTAGTAATAGAACGATGAAAAGGAAGAAGCCAATCAATCTTGATTACATCAAGAAGATTGAGCCTCTCACAGCAAACCAAGATAAGTTCTTCAGTGAGTGGGGAAAGGGCCAGAACCTAGTGGCATATGGTGTGGCTGG